CGATTGTGATGGAAGATTGACCGTCGTCTTATTGATCTTTATACCTTGTTTACGAAAACAGTTATAAGGTTAGAAAAAACTGTACAATTTGCCGTAAAGGTACTTGCAAAAATTCTTCTTCCCCCGTTAAAATGTCACAATCAAAAGAGACTCCGATGAGCACGATCCAATCCTGTCCTACTAAATTCCAACAACTCTTTTTAAGAACAATTTTACCGACTATTATTGAAGAAGAGCAAATGCTCATAAATCAAATGCTAAATATAGAAATAGACGATTCTGATTATGATTCTGATGAGTCATCATCTACTATAGACGTGGAATCTAAGCTGCAATCAATACAATTGCTTAGATCTTCATTAGAACACAAATTTATGTCAATGCGCATAAGTGCCTACACCAAGAAGAAACATATACTTTCTGAATTGGTGTCTAAAAAATCGCGAATTCAAGCTCAAAGTTCATTTTTTTCAGGATTCACTCTTGGAGATGATGAAAAAGAACTTATAGAAGATTTGTCTTCTAAAGTATCACATGCTACTTTAAATATAAAAAACGTATCTTCCAATATTGACAAAATATCTGAAAGGTTAGAAAAAATTTTGAATGAAAAGATTCCTGATAAATCTGTTACCGAAGAAGTTATGAAAGCTTTTGCTTCCATGAATTCTGATATATCAGAGAAAAAACCCAATATGTTTAACACGCTTTTAACTAATGTATTGGATATTTTTAATGATATTACTAGTGGTGTAGAGGATATTATATTATTATTCTTTTTACTATTATTTTCTTTTTACTATAAATCAATAAATAAGATGGTTCTTACAACGGTTATTTCGTTAATTATAGGCCGTCTTTCTTTTAAACATATAACTATATTTTCTGAATTTATTCATAAAATATATGATATATTAGGATCATCCGTATCTCCTCAGATAGGAGAATCAGATGTTAATTATTTTACTACCATTGTCTCTCAAATGATTACAGGATATGTCGCTTTCTTTACAGGAAAGTCAGTTCCCGTAAATATTATAGATAAAATGGGAAAATATCAAGGGATGAAAACTGGTATCAATTCGGCTATGACTGATGCTTTATCATTATTCCAAGATCTTTATCAATGGGTCAGAGAGAATATTATGGATATTCCTGGTATGAAATTTTTTATACCAGATAACCCTTTGTATGAAAAATACTTAGAAGAAACAAATAGAATTTTTGATGATTATAAAAGAGGAGTATTTATGGTCACTCTAATTAACTCATCTGTAATAGAATTCTATCTTGATAGAGGAAGAGTATTATTAGGAGAGTTAGTTAAAAGTAAGCATCTGGAAAATATCTATAGACTTATTGAGAAAAATCATAATGCTATGATTTCCATTAGTGAAACTTTTTTCCGTATTGACCCCTCATTAGAAAGAGTTAAACAAGAACCTACAGTATTAATGTTAGTTGGAGGATCAGGTATGGGTAAAACCATGCTTATTAATGATTTTGTAACTGCTATAGGTAATCAGAAATTACCAGATCATCTACTTCCTGCTTTTAAAGCTAATCCAGTAGATTTTATGTATAGAAAGCAAGCTGGAAATGTATATGATGATGGGTATAATATTCATAAATTTTTTACTGTCTTCGATGATTTCATGCAATATAGGGATCAAGTGGGAAATCTTGATGCTGAGGTTGTGAGATTGTTTGATTATACATCCGTCATGCCTTCTCAAATGCATATGGCTAATATAAATCAGAAGGGAAATGTTTATTTTAAATCTGAAATGATTATAGGCACTACTAATATTACGGACATGAAATCAGAACTATTAGCATATGAACCTGCTTTAAAAAGAAGAATTCATTTAATGTTTATGGTTATTCCAAAACCTGAATATCGAAAAGATAAATGCAACACTGAAGATAACTACTTGAATTTTGAATTCGACAATGATAAACTCAAGGATATATATGAGACTGTTGAGGGAAAAGATATTCATTTCAAGGAAAGAACAAAAGAAATGTTAGAATTTGTGGAATTCGATCCGGTTACACAAACTTATGGATCTATCTTATCTTTTGATGAAGTTACCCAAAGATGTTGTGAAGGGATTGATAGACGTCGAGCTTTTAAACAAAATTCCATCAAACAACTTAGAAAGACAGCTTTAGAATATGAGAAATATCCTGATTATAATCCATATGCATCTGAACCAAGTATTTTGGAAGAATTGAAAGTAAGACAACAAATGGGAGATTCTGATTATCAAGATACTACCAATACTAGCGATATGTCAGAACACAATTTCAATGAAAATGTGCCTGATCATATTTTTGGTTCTGATGGTCTTGAGGTTCAAGAGGAAGATTTAAAATTTTTTGATGGTCTTGGAGATGCTGATTTTGATGATCCTGAAATCGATGACATAGATTGGTTTGTAAGTCCCGAAACTAGAAAAACTTATAAAATGTTTGTGGATAAAGATTGGTTTAATGAAATGAATATTAGAGCTATTGCGGAATTATTATATGTATGGCCCGGAATGTCATGTAAAACTAATGTTAATTTTCAAACATGTGATCTTCAAATGTTAGGTTTATGTTTAATTCGAGATTTGAAGAAACAAGCTTATTTTGTAGCTCAAATGTCCCCTTTTGCTAGACATGAATACTTTGTAGTTGGT